GTTAACCACCACCAGCAAAAGGAATGCTGGACTTCACAAATTCAATCAGCGACTTCGAGTCGTCTACCGGCAGAACGTACAACATGTCGAGCACCCAGTCGGCGGCAATCAACATGCAGCAGAACTGAATGTACCGGTCGATGCCGAGCTTCCAGTCTTTGCCAACATCAAACCATTTGAGGAGCTTCCACACATTTCAGCACCCGTTCTTGCGGCAGAAGGTGAACAACTCCCATCCGCCCCACATCAGGCCGCAGAAGATGGCCACAGAGATGATGACGGCAATCGCAGTCTCCAACTCCTCTTGTTCCTTTTGCTTCTTGCGCCGTGCGTCTTCCTTGGCTTTGCCAGCAGACTTGGCTGCTTCTGCCTCCATGACGGTGGCCCGAGCCTTGATCTTTTGCCACACGTCCATCTTGTTGGCGTTCCAGAACAGGCGTTTCAAGTCTTCCTCAAACTCCTTCTGGGCATCAATCGCCAGTTCAATCTCAAGGGCCTTACCCATAGAAGAACCACCAAACGTGCCAGCCTTGGCGGCTTCAGCAGACGCGATGGCGTTGGCCTTGGCATCGAAATACTTGCCCAGCATCGGGGCCAGAGACTCAATATTCTGCGCAGTCGCACTGGCCTTCTTGACCAGACGGACAGCGTTATTTACCGCATCGAGCGCGGCATCTGGATCAAGGAGAAGGCCGATCATCTAAACACCCACCACAGCATTGGAACGAGAGAAAAGGACACCCACATGCACAGGCATGTAACAAGGACACCAGCGGTAATGGCTACTGCCCAGTCTTTCATGGTGTCTCCTTATGCCGTTAGGCAGTTCTCTTCCACATGTACACCGTGATGTACGGTTGGTAATTGGCGTTTGTGCCGGACGAGCCTGTCGAATTCGTTGTAAAAGTATGAGTGTGGTCGGGGACACTCGTGGTAACGCTCGTCGTGCCCGCACTATTGCCGGAGCCTTGCAGACTAGACCCGCCAACGCTACCGCCACTACCAAGAGAAACAATTCCTGATCCATTGGTGGCGGCGGCGACTCCGTTATCTCTGTTTTCAATTCGGAAACTACCCGTAGCAGAACCACCCGATGCCGTCGTGCCTGTGTGCGTGTGGCTGACCACAATGGCGTCAGCGCTACCGCCCGTCTCTTCTGCGGTGTCAAAAAGAGCGTTTCCTGCGTCAAAACCCACAGGCACCCTACCTGCGCCAAAAGCCACCCAAGTTCCGAAGCCAAACAGTGTGCCGGGGTTGGTGGCTACAGATGCGTTCATGTAGATTGAACCTACAGGATAAGCGCCTTGGAACGCGGCATTGGCAAACGCTGTGGTCGCAATCTGGGTTGTGTTTGTGCCCGGAGCAGCCGTTGGCGCGGTAGGGGCTGCGGCTGTCAAGTTACCGTCGAGGTTACCTGTCACGTTTCCGGTCACGTTTCCAGTGACGTTGCCTACCACGGTGCCGATGATGTGGCTGTTTTGGACGGAGAAGTTTGTACCGTCAGACCAAATTGTCATGGTCTTGCCAGCAGGGATGGCCACTCCAGAACCCGCAGCCGTGGTGTTTCCGATCACAGTCGAGTTGTAGACCGTGGCCGTGTAGCTGCTGGCGTTGTAGATGGTGTACTGCTTGGAGGCAGGGGGAGCGTAAACCGCAAAGTTTGCACCGGTGGTGGTTGTCAGCGCCAAAGATGCGTGAACAGCCTGATTCAAAGCCGCAGTCGAGGAGCCGCCGTTGATGTAAGTCAGGGCTTGGTTGGCCGAGATCACGGACACAGAGACGTACCCCGCGATGGCTTGCTCGACCACGTAGGCCAAGTTTGTGTTGGTCGTTGTACCCCACGTACCGGCTTGGTCGCCGGTGGTGATGAGTTCGATCCGAAGGTCTGGGGAGTAGGTGCTCATGTGAGTCCTCGTGTGTTAGTTGCAAACGGGGTGTGCCACCGAAAGCGGATCAACACCATCAGGAATCATGGATGGATCGAGAATATCACCAGAGTCCCTGTCACGCAATGCGTGAATACAGTACGCCAGTGTGTTGTCCTCAAGCGCCACCAGCTCATGCTCTTTATCTTTTTGGATGTAGATCATGTGCGGAGCTTTGAAATCCGTGATCTTGCCTTCCAAAGTGATGCGCAACGAGCCAGAAGCCAGCAAGGTCAGATGATCGAACTGATGTGAGTGGCCATGCTCAATGTCGCCAGCATGTGCAAAAAACATCATGCGAGACCAAAGGTTTGAAACACAACCAATTTTAATTTGCGGGGTATCGCTCATAATCACAACTCCTGAACGGGTATTTGATGTGCAACTTGGGCTTCGACGCTTGCAGTATTCTTTGTATTCCAAGCATCTACGGCAAACTGATATGGCGAAATATCAGAGATAAGCGAATTCGCCGGTTTTACCAAAACGCCATTTTCAAATCGAGTTTTGTACTCGACTTCACCGTATTCTCCATACCATTGAACAGCATGGATGGATGAGTTGAGTTGCGACAAGTCAATCGGAGAAAAATATTTTCCGTCAACACCGACACATTTGTCATCGGCAACAATAGTCAATTTCATGATTTTACCTCAATAACTTTCAGCTCTGGTCGAGCTTGTTGCAGCGTAGCCATTAACACTTGCTGGCCTGTGTCGTTGGCTTTCACCATCTCATTTCGGAAGCTCTCCACTGCCGCGCCAGTGTGCCGTTGCTGTTGGCTGTTCTCAATCATCAGCACGGGTAGCCAAGCCATTGAGCAGCCGTAGTCGTCAATCTCTTCCCCGGTATTGGGGTTGTTGCCGCGCACCTTCATGAACCACGCGCAGTCAAGCTGGCGGCATGGGTTGAACCCGTCGAGTGGGCAGTTGGCTTTTGGTTCTAGCTTCATGGTCAGTCCTTTGTTGCACGAATAACGTCAACATATTTGACAGCAAGGTTTATCGCCGTGCCAGTAAATGAGTGGGTGTGTGAACCGCCGCCCCCAGTGGAGCCTGTAGTGTATTGCGAACCAATAAAATCAGCGGGGGCAAAAGCGTTGAATGGAGTGCCACCACCAGAACCATAAACACCAGAAGGGTGGGTGTGCGCTGGCATCTGTGCGGTGGATAATGTGGTTGATCCAACAGTACCGCTTGGTGTCTGCGAGGCAAAGGCGGTGGTGAAGTCAACTGAGCCTCCTGTCGAAGCTGAACCAGTGACAACCCGCAAAGCCGAGTTGTTGTAGTTTGTCGTGTCTTTTGTCCATCCTGTTGGAGCAGTAGTTTGCCCAAAAAACATCACTGTCCCAGACGGGAACGCGCTTGGGGACGCGCCAGAGCTCGCAGCGGTTAAACGCCCCTGTGCATCAACTGTAATACTTGTGTAGGTGTAAGAGCCCGCCGTAACAGTTGTGTTGGCGAGTTTTGCGGCTGTTATGCTGCCATCGGGAATTTGGCTTGCAGATACAGCCGTATCTGTGGTCATCATTGTGCCGTTGGAAGCAGGCAGCGCAATCGTAAAGTCACTGTTTGTGTTGGGGGAGGCGATGGTTACCGAGCCCGTGCCCAATACGTTGCCTGCTAGTTTTACGTTACTCATGGTTGTCCTTTAATACTTGCCTTCGGCAAACACGTTTACAAAAACTGTGCCGTCTTCCAGTGCCTCAATCTCATGCCACTCGTTGGCCACAAGGTTAACGGGCTGGGTGTCTTTTGTCATCACCAACTCGCGGCCTTCTTTGCGGACAACACAGCGTCCAGCATGACACATGGTCAGATGGGCGTACACATGCTCGTGCTTTGGCAACCCCTCGCCTTTGTTGGCGTGGTACACATTCAGCGTTGTGCCGTCCTGTGTCGCCATAAAGCGTGGGGCTACGGCGTTCATAGCGTTTGAGCACCTTCAACGGTGGGTTGGTTTTGTTCTGGCTCAGGTGGCGCAACGTACTCGGCAATTGGTCCGTAGTCACCGGCCACAATAGAGGCAAAGATGGCTCGGCCATGAGCTTCAACATCATTTGAGTCAGCGGTGAACGGCAAAACCCTATCGCCAAATTGAGAAGTGGTGATCTCGCAGTCGATGGCTGTGTGCTCTGCGTTTGCCCAACGAGGGCTTGTAAGGGATGTAAGAGTTGCTTGCATTGTGTTACTCCTTAAGAAATGCGCAGGCAAACGCAGCCGCTTTGGTAGTAACCGCAACTATATGAAGATGGCAGACCAAGAATCATCCACGTCCCACTTGGTGCACCGCCGCATTCAATAAATGAGCCGTTGTACCCATACCAATACCCGTTGGATTTTGCATAACGGCAGTTGCTACCGGCTATAGTAGACCCCGGCGAATACGTGGTATAGCCCGACGGACAAATAAATGCGTACGTCCCTACACCTCCAGCAGACGCTCCAGCATATGCACTGAGAACTTGCGCTGTTGTCGGCGTTGTAGATATGGTTTGGTACGATGGATCGGACCCCGCGCCGTTTGATGTCAACACCTGACCGGACGAACCTTCACGCGCAAGTTTCGCAACAGTGACCGCGTTTGCGGCAATATCCACAGTGGCTACTGCGCCAGCCGCAATTTTTGCGGTGGTAATTGCGCTATCCGCTATTTTGGCCGTAGTCACAGCGCTATCTGCAATATCAGCAGTTCCGACGGCGCCGTCCGCTATCTTTCCCGCGGTAATTGCACTGTCAGCAATCTTGGCCGTTGTGATGTTTGCATCAGCAATCTTGGCTGTCGTGACGTTTGAGTCAGCAATCTTGGCTGTCGTGATGCTGCCGTCTGGAATCTGACCTGCCGATACCGGCGTATCTGTGGTCATCATGGTTCCGCTTGCATCAGGCAGCGTCAGTGTTCTGTCCGTGTTTGTTGCGGGTGGGTTGATTGTGGTAGTGCCTGTCCCGGACTGAGACAGCATCGAAAGCTGACTTACAGCAAGTGTTCCGTTTGCCATTACAAGTTCCTTGTAGTAAGCGCGGTCGTTGCTTGCAGCTTTGCAGCATTCCAAGCGTCAACTGCGAATTGATATGAAGCCACGTCAGTAATCAACACGTTGGCGGGTTTCACCAGAACGCCATCTTCAATCCGCGTCTTATACTCAACTTCGCCATATTCGCCATACCACTGCACGGCATGGATGCTCGCATCCAACTGAGGTAGGTAGAGCTGGGGAAAAAATTCACCGTCAACACCGACAGCTCCATCATCAGCAATAATGGTCAATCTCATGATTTC